TATGCAGGCGGGTGAGCAGGCTCAGGCGGCTCAACAACAACTGTTTGGCTTAGGTCAACAGTATCTGGCTCAGTCTCCGCAAGAGGCTGCACAGCAGTGGATGCAGTCTCAGCAGGCTCTCTTGCAGCCTGGTCGTCAGCAGGCACAAGCAGGCTTGACACAGAACTTGTTCAATACAGGCCGTGGCGGTGTTGCAGTCTCGCAAGGCGGTATGATGGGTGCTGCTAATCCTGAGCAACAAGCTCTCTTGAACTCTCAGATGTTGCAAGATATGCAGTTGGCTGCACAGGCACAAGAGCAAGGTAGAGCACAGACTACCTTCGGTGCAGGTTTGTTCGGTACAGGCATTGACTTGGCTACTGCTGGTTATAACCCAGTTAAGACACAGTTCGGTTTGGCTCAGGGCTTGGAATCTGCTGGTCAAGGTGCTCTGGACCTCGGCGCTCAGTTAGGCGGACGTGCTGCTCAAGCAGGCGCTAACGTAGGTAACACCCTGATGACAGGCTCTACCAACGCAGCTAATGCCATGCAACCAGCTAACGCTTACAACCCATTCGGTACTGCTTTGACAGCAGCCGCAGGTAACAAGCAACTGACACAAGGTATCTCTAACTGGATGAACCCTTATGGCGGAACAGCTCAGGGAGCCTACGGCCAACAGGATCAGTACTTAGCAGGGGCGCTGGCTAACCCTCAGACACAACAAGCCCGTATGCTAGCAGATCAGAATGCTTGGTTTAACTAAGGAATAACAATGGCTGAAGTAGTTAATAGTTTATTTGGGATCACTCCAGAATCCCTCATGGCACAGCGTGACGAAGCTCTGCAAACTCAGGCGATGCAGTACGCTAAGATGGATCCCTTCCAACGAGCCACTGCTGGTATCTATATAGGTGCTAACAAGCTCGGTGGAGCTATCGGTGGTATGCTTGGTGGTCAAGATCCTGAGCTGCAAAAGGCTACAGCTTTGCAAGGCATTATGAAGCAGGCTGATACATCCACCCCTGAAGGATTGGCTACACTGGCTCGTACGTTAGGAAGTCAAGGCTTTGGTCAGCAGGCTATGCAGGTTATGGACAAAGCACAGTCGTTGCGACTGGCAGGGGCTAAGATTTCCGCTGAAGAAGCCCTTGCTCAGCAGCGATTGCGCGAAAAAGCTTCTGCTGACCCTTTCCAAAAACTTCTTGAGAAGGGTGTTTATAAACCCTCAAGTTTAGCTAAGTACCAGCAATCAGGAGATGTACAAGACCTTGACTTTAAAGATTCTGATGCTAAAACACAAGTGGTGGATACAGCAGACGGTCAGTTATTGATCAATAGTAGCACAGGCGCTATCATTGCTAACATTGGTAAGAAGCCTACTAAGCCTGGTATCGGTGCTGAGATTGCTGCTGGTTTAAGTCCTGTCCTCGGAGCCATAGCTAAAGGACAAGCTCAGAAGTCTGGTGAAGCCGCAGGTACAGATGTGGGTAAACAGACTGCTGCTATTGAAGGAAAGTACACAGCTCTGAACTCTGTGCAAGATGCTTTGGATGTAGTTAATAAAGGCATCTACGCAGGTGGTTATGGTCCTCTGCAAGAAGGCTTGGCAAAATACTCCGGTGGTGTTCTTGCGGATAAACAAAGATTAGTTAACACAGAAGAGTTCCGCGCCTACATTGGTGATGTGGTTATCCCCCGTTTGACTGAATTTGGGGGCAACGACTCTGTGGAAGAATTGAAGTATCTTAAATCGGTCATGGCCGGAGAGACAACAATGGAAAGTAAAGCCATTCAACGTATCTTAGGTAAAGCCAAAGAAAAGATTCAACGAGGAATTACACGTGTTCAGGATCAGCAGAAAGCTATTGCTAAAGGTGAGCAACTTCCCACAGGGCCAACTGGTAAAAAGAAGATGGTAACAAAGACAACCCGTAGCGGTGTTACATATACTGAAGAAGTAGAGGAATAACAATGCCAACGTACACAATTAACGGTAAACGTATCACGACAGATAAAGTGTTAACCGAAGCTGAGATTGATGAGATTGCCGCTGAATTAGGTACGTCTGCTTCTGCTCCTCAAGTTCCTCCTCCTATGGGTGCGCAAACTGCTAGTCAGATTCCAACAGGAGGCGTACAGGCTCCTATGACTCAAACAGAAGCACCTTCGGGCTTTATGCAAGGATTACTAGATCCGTTCCGAGGAGGCGCTCAACTGGTTGCTAAAAGCTTGGGTGCCTTGGGGAGTGATTACTTCAAAGGTGAAGCGCAGAGGATGGATGAGAGTATGCAGGCGCAGGAAGCAGCGTACCAACAACAACGTGCAGCAGCCGGGCAAGAAGGCTTTGACGCTCCTCGGCTAGCAGGCAACGTATTTAACCCTGCTAACTTACTTGGTGGATTTGGAGCAACACCTTTCCGTCAGGCAGTGTCTTCAGGAGCAGTGGCAGGTGCTTTACAGCCTGTACTGACTGAGGAAGACTTCCTTACTGAAAAAGGTAAACAACTTGTAGCAGGCAGTGCAGGCGGTGTTCTAGGAGCAGGAGTTACTAAGGTAGCAGGTTCAGTTTTAAACCCTTTGACATCTAAAGCTGAACAGACAATGCGTGACTTAGGTGTTCAACTGACTCCCGGTCAAGTAGCAGGTGGTTCCTTTAAAGATATTGAATCATTTGCAGCTAGTGTTCCTTTAGTTGGCAGCTACATTTCAGAAGCTAAAGAACGTGCCTTGTATTCTTTTAACAAAGGCGTTATCAATAAAGCCTTGGCTAAGGTCAACGAGAAACTTCCTGAAGATGTAATTGGCCGGGATGCAGTTCAAGTAGTGAATGAGATTGTTGATAAGAAGTATACAGATGTCTTATCTAAGATGTCTTTTAAACTTGACTTCCCTACATACACTGGTCTGCTTAAGGCGACTAAACTGCCTTCATCTTCTGTAGATCGTGTGCGTGTTAAAGATGAACTTGATTCTATTATCTTCAGTAGACTGCCAAAAGAAGGCCCTGTTGATGGAGAAGTTTACAAGCAGATTGAATCTCAGCTTCGTCAACGTGCTGCTCAGTTAGGCCGAGGAACGGTAAGCGATCAGGATGTGGGTGATGCTTTGAGACAAGCGTCTGTGTCTTTAAAGGAAGGCTTACGTAAGCAGAATCCTAAGTACAACTCAGAACTCCGAAGAATTGATAGTGCATACGGTGACATCTCTGTGATGAAGGCCGCTGCTGCTAACACAGGAGCTGAGAACGGAGTGTTTACACCCCGTCAGTATAAGACTGCTGTTCGTCAATCGGATACTACTCGTAAGAAGACACAGTTTGCTGCGGGTACAGCCCGTGGTCAAGATGTGGCAGAAGATGCAGTCTCCGTGATGGAGCCTCGTCAAACAGCTAACCTTGAAGGTAGGATTGCATTAAGCAACGTGGGTGGTTATACAATGGCTGCTAATCCTGCTACTGCTATCCCAATGGCCTTAGCTGCTCCTGTGCTGTATTCCGAAAGCGGTGTGAAGTTGATGAATGCTTTAATGCGCTCACGTCCTGATGTTGTTAGGCAGGTGGGTGAAGCCCTTACTAAAAGAGCTACCAAAGAAGGAAGTATCTCTGCTGCACAGGTAATGGAAGAGTACAAGCGTCAAACACAGGCTCAGGAGTAAATAATGACATTCTCATTCGGAAACAAATCTAAGGAACGCCTAATCGGAGTCCACCCTGACCTAGTAAAAGTGATAGAGGAGGCTATCAAAGAGTCTCCTTTGGACTTCTCCATCACTGAAGGCTTACGCACCAAGGAGCGCCAAAAGGCTCTCTTTGATGCGGGGAAGTCTCAGACGATGAACAGTAGGCACATCACAGGTAAAGCTGTGGACATCGCTGTGATTCGTGATGGTGAAGTTACTTGGGACTTTAAGCACTACCGGACTGTTGCCGAACACATCAAGAAGATTGCTAAAGACATGAAGATTGATATTGTCTGGGGTGGTGATTGGCAGTCCTTTAAAGATGGCCCTCACTTTGAGCTACATAGGAGTGTCTACAAATGATCTTAGAATCACTATTAGGTATCGGCGGTAAGCTGATCGATAAGCTCATCCCTGATCCAACTGCTAAGGCTGAGGCACAACTGAAGCTGGCACAGATGGCTCAGGACGGTGAGCTTGCTAAGATGGCTAACGATACTGACCTGTTTAAGACAGAGCAGAATAACATCACACAGCGTCAACAAGCTGACATGGCTAGTGACTCTTGGTTGTCTAAGAACATCCGTCCTATGACCCTTGTGGCTATCTTCTTGGGCTACTTTACCTTTGGCATCATGGACGCTAACGGTGTACGTGCTAACGAAACCTATGTACAGTTACTCGGACAGTGGGGCATGCTCGTGATGTCCTTCTACTTCGGTGGTCGTACGCTGGAGAAGATCATGGAAATTAAAGGGAAGAAGTGACATGGAACAACAGGATGTATCCCATAACGAAATCTATGAGAGGCTAATAGCAGTAGAGGCTAAGGTAGATAAAGTATCTAAAGACACAGAAGGAATGGTATCAGCTTTCCAAGCTGCTCAAGGGGCTTTCACAGTCCTTGACTGGATTGCTAAAGTAGCTAAACCAATTCTGTGGTTAGTTGCAACTGTAACAGCAGTAGTAGCTATCTTCCATAACGTAAAGCAGTAACGCAAAAGGCCACTAGAGTTGACGCTCTAGTGGCCTTTGTCATTTATGCTACAGATTCTTCCTTAACCTTCTTAGGCTTTGGAGGCATCTGGAGAGCAGCGAGGTACTTGTATCGCTTCACCATACGCTTACCTGCCTCCTCAGAATCAAACCAGAACTCCTTACCATTCTTCAGTTCATCCAGCTCCTTATCGCTCAAGAATCCTTTGTAGGCTTGGTCGAGAAGCTTGTTGATCTGTCGTGTAGCAAACTCAGTCTGTCCTTTGACGTTCGGTACAGTGCCAATAGAACCATAATGGGCAGTGTGTAGCATAAACTCAGCACTATCAGCAATATAGCACTCAGGAGCCATACAAGCCAACATACTAGCTGCTGAGTACGCAGCCCCAATAACCGTAACAGATACATCACCACGACATCCTTTCATAGCTTCAATAATCTGCCAGATACTATCTGTACGTCCACCTGAGCTGTTCACCAGCAGGTTCACTGAGTCATTCTCGCTACAGGTAGCCAAGCAATGAATGACATCACGGTAGTTACGGGGATCGGTAATGTCATCATCAATGAACACCAAGTGAGTGTGCATCTGCTGAGTGATAGTACGGATCAAGCCCTTCTGCTCTTGAGGCATCATCAGGAAGTCTTCCAAACTTTCGTTAGCTTTCATGTTCATTCACCATCCTCATATTTAACTCGGGCAATAATATAGTTCTTAACCAATGAGCTACGAACAATATCCTCGATGTGAAACTCAATCCGAATAAACTCCTTCATCAGACCTGCAATGTCAAAGAACTTCAAGATACCGCTCTTGTCATCCTTCTTCTTCAGGTCAGTCTGTCGGTAGTCACCACAGAAGATAATCTTGGACTTGTCACCAACACGGGTAATGATGGTGTCCAGTTCCTCGAAAGTCATGTTCTGTACCTCATCCACGACAATGATGCTGTTGGAGAAGGTAGTACCCCGAATAAACGAGGTAGACACAAACTCAATATGTCCTTGCTCTACCAAGCGATCCCAAGCATCCTTACGCTTGAACAGGTCACTACAGATCTGACGGTAAGGTTGAATGTATACCTCCATCTTCTCATCTGCATCTCCCGGCAAGAAGCCCATGTCACGCCCTTGAACGCTACTACGGATGATAGTCACCTTGTTAAAGGGATTGTTACGATCCATAGCCTCTTCCAAGGCTTTGTACAAGGCAATGTATGTCTTACCTGTACCTGCTACACCGTGCAGTGCCATGAAGTAGTTACTGGCCTGATACGCCTCAAAGAAGTCCATCTGCTTCTCAGTCTTAGGCTTAATGACTGTCATGTCATCCAGCTTCAACTTCAGACTGTTACTTACCTTCTCACGAGGAGTCAGTTCCTTAGCCGGGATAGCTCGGTTCATTTGCTTAGTTGCCATTAATACTTCCTTGGTTAAGCTTCGTTGATAAACACTAGATGAGGCATCTGACGTACCTGTGGGAACCTCTCAAGGAAGTCCTCACGAGACAGGTCAACACCTACTACGATCTCTGTAAAGGCTTCGCCATCCTTGTTCAGGCGAGCCTTCAGAGCCGTACATGCAGGACAATTCTCCTTGCTATATACTTCAATCTTCATACTTCTCCTCAGTTAAGCGTGACAGGCAACACATTCACCAGAGCTGGCACTTACGCCTGCCTTCGTACGAATGTAATACAGACTCAAGATAAGAGGATCTTTAAACGCTGCCTTGTGGACAGCAGAGATATGTTCCTCTGGGTCATCTGCACCGAAGAACAGATTGATAGACTGACCTTGGCAGATATACAACTGACGCTCAGACGCTTGGTTCAAGATGACATAAGGGTCAATCTCAAAGGCTGTACGAAATACTTCCTTCTCAGCCTCAGTCATCCATGTAACGTGTTGGATAGAACCATCATGACTTGCAATCTCAAGCAATGTCTCACGACTGTACACACCTTCACGCTTCATGATCTCCAGCAGCTCAGGCACTACTCGGATTGTTTCCCCGCCTGCGCCTTGTTGGACAAATACGTTGCCAATAAAAGGTTCGATGCCTTGCGATACTCCGCCCATGAGCTGAGAGGTTGACATGGTTGGTGCGACAGCCAGTCGATGAGTGTTGCGCAATCCGTACCCTTTGCAGTACTCAGGCTCTCCAAGCTGCTCTGCGAGATACCGGCTTGCTTCTGCTGATTTCTTGTTAAGTCCATCAAATATCTCCACGTTAAGTTTACGAGCTGTGAAGCTCTCAAAAGGAATCATCTTCTTGTGCAGCAACGAATGCCACCCCAAGACACCTAAGCCTAGCGCACGGCTCTTTTCAGTACTCGCCACTGCCTTTTCAAAGCCTCTTTTGCCAGTAGCCATCGACAGGAACTCACTAGTAACACAATCAAGAAATACTGTCGCAGTAAATACAGCATCCGTGTCTTTCCACTCATCATACTTCTCCAAGTTCATTGATGCCAAGATACAGGTGAATGTCTCTTCCTCACCGCTGTGCAGCATGATCTCTGTACACAGGTTAGAGGCTTTAACATCCAAGTTATGGGCCTTGTACATATCAGGACGGGCTTCAGCAACCTTATCGGTGAACAAGAAGTAACCCTTACCTGTCAGCATCTTCAGCTTCAACGCCTTCTGATAACGCTCAATAGCTTCAGGATGACCGCTATCCAGTGACTCCATAAAGTCTTTACTGACTGTCCATCCTACGTTAGCATCATCAGGGTTATTCTTCACCCAGTCAGCCAACTCGTTAAAGTCAGGATGGTCAAGAGGAAGATAACCTGCCCAAGCACCTCGACGAGCAACCCCTTGAGTCACTCGCTTCATAGCATCTACGAAGGTTTGAAAGACTGGTAAGACTCCCGAAGCCGTGCCACCAGTGGCGATCTGTGAGCCCCGTGGTCGAATGTCGCCCAGATACCCGCTAGTACCAAAGCCATTCTTAGTGAGCACAGCAGTATCAAGTAGTTCACCATAAAAGTCAGCAACAGAATCACCAATGTACTGACCACTACAAGCGACAGGCATCCCTTTAGTAGTGCCCAAGTTAGCCAGTGTAGGCGTTGAAGGACTAAGCCAGCCGTTCCAAATAACTTCAACGAACTTTGCATACCAATCTACTCCGTCTTTAGGTGCGTGTTTAGCTGCCGTAGCAGCGATCTGTTCTACACGGTTCTTAAAGCTTGTTGAGCCTTCCATGTACTTACTCTTGAACAGTCCCCATCCTCCGGTTTGATACCAAGTAGGCAGAAGTCCTTGTTGTTGCAGACGCTTACGTTCTGCACTCAAGAACTCATACTTGTTGTCCAACACTGGTGTGCTTACCATGTAAAGCCTTTCTCGTTCCACTTACGGTTATACTGATTGCCAACTTTGGCAAAGAAGTCATGGATTGTACTAGAGCTGATGCCCAAGTAGAACCACTCAGAGATTGTATCACCTGTTTCATCAAAAATACTGTCAAAGCCCAAGTTGCTCAAGCATATGTTAGCTCGTGCATTGACGAAGGCTTTCATGGCTGTAGCGTTGATGCCTTCAATGTCCCCGTGAGAGAACAACAGGTCAACAATGCGATGTTCATGATCCACCAGAGCCTTTGCTGCAACATTAATGCGCTCCCTCATCCATTCCTTATCCAGCTTGTTCTCTTCCATGTAGGTACGGAACAACCAAGCACCTGCTTCGTGGTGGATATTCTCATCTCGCACGGAGAAGTTAATACCTGCAACGAGGTTACTCAGCTTGTTCTTACCGTTACTCTGGAAGTGCTTTAGGAAAGCAAAGCTAGAGTACAGGATACAGCCTTCCATCATTGAGAAGACAGCCAAGGAAAGGGGAATATCACGACTACCAGCAATAGCATCCAAGTACCCGACACGGCTAGCCAGTACAGGATCATACTGCCAAGATTGATGGAACTCTTCAGTAGCCAATCCAAGTAGTTCATTGATGCGGTTATAAAAGCGAGCATGGACATTACTTTCAAAGTAGCAGAAGGCATCAGCCATCAGGCCAATATCAGGATGCTGGAAGTTAGGTTTAACAGTACCAGACCAATACTCATCGCCCACAATACGTTCGTACTTGGTGAAGAGTTTAAGTGAAGTAGTAACACCATGCCGTTCAGCAGGAGTAAAGTCGGTAAGAATTGAATGTACATCTTTTTCCAAATCAATTTCGTCAAAAGTCCAGAACACACCATTCTGTTTATCTGCAAAGGCTAGAGCCTCTGGATAGTCGAAGGTGTATGTTGTCTTCTTCGTTAGTAGGTTTCGCATCAGTAAATTTCTCTCATCAGTTGTTCTTGTTTATCTTCAATGTAGTCTTCAAAGCGCTCGATGATGTCATCGCTGTGGATATTTAGCAGCTCCAACAGCGTGACTTCATCAATACGTTGAAGCTTCTCTTTAAGTTCTTCAAAGGTCAGATTCATAGTCATCAATCATCTTATCCAAATACCATCGAGCTTTTTTCAAGTCCTCTAGGCCATTCTTGTCCATGAAGCGCATCAGGTATTGCATCAGTTGTACGTAGTCGGCAATGAACATATGACTATAAAACATATGCACCGCTTCTTCATCAAACTTGTTGACTAGTTTTTGGATTACATCCCGAACCTCAATACCCTGCTCCTCGAACAACATGTAGTGCTTAGGCTTCTCCACTGGATCGTGGGCAATGCCTTTATACGATACCCAGAAGTCCTCAGAAGCAACGCCATTAGTCTTCTCAAACCAATCATCAATAGCTTCCTTCAAAGGCTGCGCTGAGTGACTAGGTGTCATATACAAATCTCCTTTTACGAAGTTAGAGTATCCGGTACAGGTAATACACGGAGTTTCTAAGTCCTTATCATTTAGTGCGTAGAAGCACGTATCACACT